TCACCAGGACATAATCAAAAGTTGCAAGTTATTCGATCCTAGGTTCTCTTTCATATACCAGGATAATGATTATAGTGAAACGATAAAACAGGCAGGATATAAACATGCCTTGGTCAGCTCTTCTAATGTATATCATGTCACCACACAATCTGACGGGCTGATACAGGACAAGGACAGACAACATATGTTTGAAGATCAGGCGCAGATTTTTCGTGAAAAGTGGCCTGATGCTTTAGGGTAATCTAGGTTTGATGTTTTTCAAAAAATAGTGGTATAATACTCTGGATACCCATTGGTGTCATATTTTTTATGCTTCAGCAAGAATTCACGAGTATAGTAGGACAGTTAAAAAAGCCTGTCTTCAACCATGCAGTAGCTGCCTATAAAAGGGGAGAAATCCCAAAATGGTGGATGCAGGAAATTGTTTCAGGCAGAGCAGCCAAATCTGGGCTTGGTTTGCGATTAAAAGAGCAGATGCTGAAAGCTATCGAGGATGCTGCGAAAATGAATAAGATCGCAAAATCCATCGAACTTACTCGATTGATCGAGGCCAAGAAGCTCAGTGATCAGAGAAATTATGAGGCAAAAAACCGAATAATTTCTGAACTGCTCAACAAGCATCCAGATCAGTTTAAAGTCGATTCTCACTTGAACGAGAAGTATGTGGGTATAACACACAAACCTAGCGGGTTCAAAATCCATACGCAGCGAAAATTAATTCCAGAAGGTATTGAGAAAATGAGCAATCAAAAAGAGCGAGTTCGTGTAGTCTTGCCCTATAAAGATGGGCACCTATTAGAGCGGTTGGCTAATCCTGCATGGCCTAAAAACTTCGGTAAAAAGAGACATATAGGTGGCGGTATAGAAGAGGGTGAGACACCCTCACAGGCAGCGGCGAGAGAGATGTTTGAAGAATTGGGGGTCAGAGTCGATCCCAAAGATTTCAAGCCTCTAGGAAAACACGAGAATCAGCATTATTTGCAGCTCGATAATCACTCGCTAACGCCAGGGTCATTCAAAGCCAGTGTAGGGTCAGATCCGATAATTACTCTAGAGCATACACATCCTCGAGGAGATGATTATCTAGGACCAAACTTAAATATGTTTAAATAGCGATAGACGAGAAAAAGAGGATTTTAAATAATCCTCTTTTTTTTAGCCTGTGAATATGGTATAGTTTAATCATGGCTAGAAAAAACACCGCTCAAGGACTTTTGGCTGATCGACCTAATCCAGTCGCAGCCAGCAACACATACTACTTCACTACTGACGAGGGAAATAACCACTACTATTATAGTGATGGTGTTGTATGGAGAAAACAAGACCCTGACTTTACAGAAATCGATCCTAGCACAGACGCTGTGTTAAGTTGTGGTGTTTCTCCCACAGGATCTATCGAACCTTTTAAAGTTACTCCTGAAGGCTATCAGAGAATCTCTGGTACTCTTGGACAGGCAACTAGTTTTGGTGGAGAGATAATCTCTGCAGGTGTGTCTCAGGAAATAGTTGGAGAAAACCTGAATAGGAAATATCTTCTGATACAGAACACTTCTGATAAAAATATGACTGTAGGGATTGGCGTAACAGCCGTTGGAGGGTTGCTATTACCTAAAAATGGTGGATCGTTAATTTGCGATCTGTTCATTCCTACGCAAGCAATCAATATTGCTTGCGACTATGACGGTAAGACTTTTGTGTGCCTGGAAGGATAACCTATGCGTATCGTACTACCTCCCATCGTAAACGAGTATTATAATGTTGGTCTAGAGGGCAACGGAGCAAATATTAATTACATTCAGGAAAAGTTACAAACACGTCCTACAATACCAACGAACGCAAGCTTTCCTGCTACCGTTGTAAGTTGCCAACTTACAACTCATGGTGGACCTGTACAAGTCACTGCCTATGGAGATGTGTATAACCCAAGCGCTGCTATTAATGGCACATTAAATCTGTATAGAAACAGCACACCTATTGGGCACCTTGCGTTTTTTGAAGGAAATGGGGCTAACGAAAATCAAGTATTCTCGCTTTCAGTTATCGATGATCCTCAAGAGCCTGGTGAATATACATATTCTTTAAAACTAGTTTCGACAAGCGTGGCCGCCACATTTGGTGAAGCTGACGGACCTGTGATCTATGCTGTAGAACTACAGAACATTATCGGGCCTAGAGGATATACCGGAGAGCAGGGAGCTAGGGGATTGCAAGGTTCTACTGGTGCGTCAGGTGTCTCAGGCAATGTAGGAGCTACAGGATTTCAGGGAGCAACAGGAATCGCAGGTAACATTGGCGCTACAGGCTATCAAGGTTCTACAGGTGTCTCAGGCAATGTAGGAGCTACAGGAATCGTAGGTAACATTGGCGCTACAGGCTATCAAGGCAATATTGGAGCTACTGGCGCTACAGGGATTACTGGACCTACTGGACCCTCAGGGAGTGGTGCCATTGGAGCTACTGGAGTGCGCGGATCCACAGGAGCGACAGGGGTTATGGGATACACAGGCGCTACAGGACCCACAGGTATTGGAGGTGTAACTTCTGTAGCTAAACCTACAGGTAAATTTTCTCCAGGAGCTGAAGGTCAAATTGCGTTGTATGACGACGGCATATTTTATATGTATGTCACTAATGTACATACAGGAGTCAGCGGATGGGTACGTTGGGATATCAAGACTGGCGGAGGATTCGATAAGTTTTAACTACTCGTTATAGCGTCATAGTGCTATAATAGAGGTATGGCAAAACCTAAAGTAACCAAGCCGGACAATAGCCCTAAGGTCTATCAGAGAGAAAAAATTGATTTTGAGATGAAGATCAGGGAGCTTCCCTGGACAGAGAAGCAACAAGCCTTGATAGAGTTGGGGGCAGACAAAAACAGCAGGGTTATATTTCTTTCTGGTCCTGCAGGGAGTTCAAAAACTACTGTAGCAATGCGTATAGGCTTAGAACTTATGCAGCAAAAAAAGGTCTCTGATATTGTGTTTGTGCGAGCTGCTGTAGAGTCAGCAGATTCAAAATTAGGTTTTCTTCCTGGAGATATCAACGGCAAGTATGAACCCTATATGGGTCCTTTTGAAGATAAGCTGGAAGAGCTGTTGCCTGCGGGCGATGTCAAAAGACTCAAGCTAGAGAACAGACTAATCTATCAGCCTATCAATTTTGTTCGTGGGGCTAGCTGGACAGCCAAATTTATTGCGATAGATGAGTGTCAGAATCTTACAATCAACGAGCTCCAGACGTTGCTTACCAGGATAGGTAAGTTTACTAAAATGATTCTTTGTGCAGACAGTGCGCAGAGTGATCTTCCCAAGGCTAAACAAGGAGGTTTTGAAAAAGCTGCTCACGTATTTAATACTACAGAAGCGCAGAAATTTGGTATGTATAGTGTAGCCTTCAATAACGACGATATCATGCGCAGTGAGCTTTGTAAGTTCATCGTGAAAACTTTTGAAGATAATCACGACGCGTTAGCTCAACACAAATAATATGAAACGGGGAGCGTGGATATTACTCATATCTTTAACGCTCTCTTTGAGCGAAGTTCTCCCTGTTGAGCGTAAGGATGAAGCTTATCTTATTCGTAGGGCATACCTAGACATACTGGGTGTTGTGCCTACGATAAGTGAGCTAGAGTGGTACTGCGAGCACAACAATGATGGTTATAATAAAGCTGTAGACTATCTGCTAGTCTCATCAGCCATGAGACTAGCAGGGGATACTGAAGTAGCTAAAAAGCGCGCACTATTGATGTCGAATGATTATAAGCAAGCAGCTAAGGTGCCTCTTCCTGAGGGTAAGCTAGATGAGATAATCAAGTATTTAGTGAACTGTTACGGAGATACAACAAAGGCTAAAGAACTGTTCATAGCCTATAGCCGGGTGTATGAGGATGGTGACCTAGAGGCCATAGATCGTATGGCCCTACAACTCATGGGAAGAGTGACTAGCGTGGATGAGGCTAACGGCCTGTTGAGGGTATTGAGGTGCGGGGTAGAGACCCTAGGGGAGGGGGAGGGGTGGAGGAATGTTCTAGAGCAGTTGTTGAAGTTTGATGATGTGAGGTACAAGTAACCCACCCCCCTGTATAATCTGTAGGATATGTGGTATATTAATTTGAATCAGAGGCCTATTAGCCGACGACGATTCTGGAGATTCCTGCCAAACAATAAGGACTCGGTGAAATACCGATTTTTTGTTTATGACAACTATCGAAACGCACGGATGGGATGGAAAGTTTCTTTCGAGGGAAGAAAAATGCAACCAAGCCGGCTTAATTGTAAGCCGGTTGATTGGAGCACAAGTGAGCTGGAGAATGCTCAAAAATAGGTTTGAGGCCAGATGGACCATCGTGGAGGACGGGTGGGATGGGTGCAATTTTGGTAAAGTTGAGCGAACGTGCTTTGCTGTATGGGACAATACTCCTGTGCGGCCAGGTCTAGATGTACCATGTACATACGGTCTCCCTAGAGGCTGGGAATTACCATATCATCTATTTGACTAGTTTAAACGAGCGCTCCCTTTGAGGGAGGTAAGACTCTTTTTTTAGCTATTATC